ATATTTATTTTTTTCTTTGAACCTTTTCTACGTGGCATTATAAAATAAACAAAGAAATAATTCATTCAATGACTTTATTACTTCAAAATTCTAGCCGTGGATCAGGTGTAAAGCATTCAGTACACATAATATTCTCCTTGGTAATCAGCCGTGATACGGTTGGTAATGGAATATATTCTAGCGAATTACAGCCCAAATAGGCTGCCATTTCCGTAATATCAACTTTATTTGCCACCAATTCTGTTTTAGTAGGGATATCAATACCATATTTACATCGATTATAAATGGGTGGCGCAGCAATTCTAACATGAATTTCCTTAACCTTTCTATTTTTAAACTTTGCAATTATATTTTTTAAGGTAATGCCGCGAACCAATGAATCATCGGTAAGCAATATTCGTTTTCCTTCTAAATCTAATGCATCATCAATAGTATATTTACGCTTTGATTCCGCTTCCCGTTTTTCAGCCGATTCTAATATAAAGGTACGCGTAGTTCCTTCTTTTTTTTCTAAAATTTGCTGATATTCTATTGAGAAGAACTCGGCATAGCCGCGGCCACTTGCTATTCCAGTTAAGGGTGCGCCAACAACTATTAGGTCAGCTATTTTTAGCCGATTAGTTGTTTTCAGGGAATCAATTCGGGCCATTTCTATTCCACATTCATAGCGAAACTTGTCAATATTCATGCCATTTATATTAGATTCGCCATTAAGAAAATAGATATATTCAAATAGACAATATGCCCGCTTAATATTTGGCGACAAATATATAGTAGTTATACCATTTCGGTCAAGTCGGACTATTTCACCACTACGCATTTCACGTGTATAAGAGAAATCATCCATCGCACAGGATTCGGAAGAAACACAGCAGCCTTGGCCTCGGCCTTGGCCTTGGCCTTGGCCTTGGCCGAGGCACATTGGCCGCGTCCCATACCTATCCTTCACGGCGTAAATAGCGTCGTTGGTTATAATCACTAGATTAAAGGCCCTTTCATATTTCTCGATAATAATAGGGAGTATCTGTTCAATATTTAGCGATTTATAAGACATTATATTGTCTATTATTTTCTGGGTATCGTGGGTATCCATTGGTATATTGCCATTATGACACAATGCAAAATATCCTATGTGTTTATGATAGCCAGTTAATGGCTGTGCTTCCTCTATTTTTTTCACATCATCATTTTTTGAATTGCCCGATGTAGAATATCTTACATGGCCGCAAAACATATGAGATTTCACAGCGAATTTCAAATCTGCGTAAGTATCCTTTATTAGACCAATATTTTTCTTAGTAACAATACCACTCTCGTCAATCCACGAAATACCACAACTCTCATGGCCTCTATGCTGTAGTCGGTTAAGCGAGCGAATGAATTTCGTTCCATTATAATTATGTTGCTGATATACACCGAATATTCCGCACATTTAAATAGATGCCGCTTTATTTATTTAAATAATATACGAAATATATAGTATGGATCATATGCGGCTATATTCTAAATTTACCGATAATATATATTTAGCATTTACTATTACTCTTGACAAATATTTGAATAATAGCGAGCTCTATATATTATTGATGTTACTTGGTAATGAAACAGATTCGTCCATTACAGATACTATTGATATAAATTATATATGTGAAATCTCACCAAAGAAAATGTTTAAAACGACATGGGGGACCAATGTTATAGAAATATTACAACGCTTAAATATTCACAAAATCTTATCAATTGAGAAAAGTCGTATATGTATTAATAGAATTGAACCATATGATTCTATGTTGGAGGAATGCAGCGGCAGCAGCGGCAGCGGCAGCAGCGGCAGCCGCATTATAACTAAATATATTGATATTAATTCATTATCCGATCTAGGGGTTACCGAGTTTGAATATTACAAGCAACAATTTTATGGAAGAGATATGACAAACGTGGAAGAATTTGATATTAGACAATCAAATTCTGAACACTCGCGGCATTGGTTCTTCAATGGAAAATATTATATTGATGGAAAGATACATTCTGTGTCGTTAATGAATTTAGTTAAGGCGACAAATAACCACAATTTTACGAGTCTTGTCGCCTTTGCCGATAATTCTAGCTGTATTCGTGGGTATAAGGCCAATTTATTGATTTCATATAAATCACTTATTGCTAGTAAATTAGCACACATTCATCCAACACACACCGCAGAAACCCATAATTTTCCCACCAGTATTTCGCCATTTTCAGGTGCGAATACTGGTGTAGGAGGCCGAATTCGCGACACTATTGCTCTGGGAAAGGGAAGTAATATTATTTCTGGTTATTGTGGTTATTGTGTTGGGGCATTGAATCCCGAAGAAGAATTTGATTATCCATATTGTTTACCAATGGATCTGTTAATTAAAGCTAGCGATGGAGCTTCCGATTATGGTAATAAAATAGGCGAACCAATTATCATGGGATTTATGCGGAGTTTTGGCAAACATATAGATGGAAAACGCATGGAATATGTCAAGCCTATAATGTATTGTGGCGGAATAGGTAGTGTATTGGAAGAAAATCTATATAAAACCAAGGGTGAACTTGGGATGCTATTATGCCAAGTTGGTGGTCCTGCCTATAAAATCGGATTGGGTGGCGGCAGTGCGTCAAGCAATAGACAAACGGATAAAAATCGAAATAGTGATTTCGATGCGGTTCAGCGTGGAGATCCATTTATGGCCAACAAGCTTGTGCGATTTGTTAGACGTTGTTCCGACATGAAACACGGCAATCCCATGTTAAGTATCCACGACCAGGGTTCGGGTGGTATGGGAAATGTCCTAAAGGAATTAGCCGATGGTTGTGGGGCATTTATTTCACTTGACGCTGTAAATCTGGGTGATCCAGATATGACTTCATGTGAAATATGGTGTGCCGAATACCAGGAACAATGTGCTTTCTTAACAACACCTAAGCATATTGCCTTATTAAAACGGATTGCCTATGAAGAAAATGTACCATTGCGATTTGTTGGTCTAATTAATAATTCCAATCATATAGATGTATTAAATACCAACGATTATATATCAACACCGGCCATATTTAATGTCGGTGATGATATTCCGCGCAAAACCTATAATTTTACGAAACGTCCCGTGCCACAAACAAGACCATTGCCAGAAACGAACATCGATTTCATGGAAATACTAGCACATGTATTAGGTGACGTCGATGTTGGTTGTAAAAAATTCCTTACCAATAAGGTAGATAGAAGTGTATCTGGTCTCATCGCTCAACAACAATGTATCGGCCCCCATCATACACCATTATCCGATTATGCCATAACTAAATTATCGTATGGTGATTTACGTGGTGTAGCTACGTCTATAGGTGAACGACCCTATATAGGAATAACTAATGTCGGTGATATGGTGAATATGGCACTTGGTGAAATGCTTACCAATTTATGCCTAGTGAATATTACACATTTCAAAGACATTAAGATATTGGGAAATTGGATGTGGAGCAACAATATAGAAGGAAACCAATATTTATTATACGAGGCGGTTAAGACACTAACCAATTCATTAATGGTGTTGGGTATCGGCATTGATGGTGGAAAAGATAGTTTGTCGATGAATACGGAACACGCTGGTGAAACTATAATGAGCCCAAATTCAGTCGTATTGTCCAGTTATGTACTCTGCGACAATATCTATGCCAAATTGACACCAGAATTTAAACTACCTGGTAATTATATTGTGGTGATTCCATTATCTACCCTAACGCGATTAGGTGGTAGTATTTATGCTAAAACAATGGATATAATGGATGACATAATTGAAACACCTAATTTTGAAGATATACCTATATTTGAATATAAATTTAATATTTTACAGAAGGGAATACGTGATGGTATATTTGTGTCCGGACACGACATTAGTGATGGAGGCCTTATTACGACACTAATAGAGATGTGTATTTCGTCGGGATATGGCTTTGAAGGCAGCAAGCCAGAGGCGAGCGGCCAGCCAGAGGCGAGCGGCAGCAGCGCCGTAGCTGATTTATTTAATGAGGAGTTGGGACTCGTCTATGAGGTCCCACCAGAAAAAATGTCGTTATTGAGACAATATATAAATAAAACGTTTAATATAAAAATAATTGGTAATGTGACTAATAGCACCAGATTTAAATTATATTATGGCGACAGTATTATTATAGATGAAGAAAAACAGACGCTATTGGATATGTGGCAAAAACAATCGGCCGAGATAGAAATGAAACAATGTGATCGTGAATGTGTTCGCGAAGAATACTTTCGTAAAAGTAATTTCGCTCCACCACAATATATATGGCATACAGTTCATGCGGTCAAAACTACGAAACAAGAGCCTTGTGTCCTCGTATTACGAGAGGAAGGTAGTAATGGCGACAAGGAATTAATTGCCTGTTTTCATGATTGTTGTTTCATAGTGTATGAAATGAATATGAGGCAACTATTAAATTCAGTTGATATATTGGAACGCGTGAATGGCATTGCTTTCTGTGGTGGATTTTCTTTTTCCGATACACTAGGTAGTGCGACGGGATGGACGGCAGTCATTAAAGAAACTCCTAGATTGAATGATGCGTTTAAGCAATTCTATAATAGACCAGATACATTTTCACTTGGTATATGTAACGGCTGTCAACTAATGTCAAAAATGGGATGGATCCCCGAGTGTAATATAACAACTAACAATTCGGGTAGGTTTGAATCGCGATATTGCACAATTAAAGTAAATAAAAAAAACACTTGTATTTTTACAGAAGGTATGGGAGACACCACATTTGGTATGTGGGTAGCCCATAAAGAAGGTAAAATGACTGTACACGCACAAACGATGGCCCTTTCCTATTGCGACAATGATGGTCAAATAACGACACGTTATCCTGAAAATCCTAATGGTAGTGAGTTTGGATGCGCTGGTGTCAGTTCTGCTAATGGACGACACTTGGCATTGATGCCACATCCCGAACGCAGTTTCTACCGATGGCAGATGCCCTGGCTGCCCGATAATTATCCTACGAATACGAATTATACTCCTTGGCGGCAATTATTTACGAATGCTTATAGCTGGGTATTAAAAAATAAGAATATTGATACCTAGATGTTTTTGTTATGATTTATCATCAGGTCAGTTCGCAACAGATATTTATATCCCGAAAGTAATTTTGCTCCTTCATGATATTGTTGTGAATAGAATAATCCGCCGCGGCCAAGAAGTGGTTTACAAATGAAATTTACAGTTCGTTTATCTTTATCATAAAATATAGTTTCACCACCTGTGAAATTATCATTAAGAAATATATTGAGTGTCGCATAACTTATTTCTGCACCATTGTGATTTATGCCATCTTTATGAATACCAAAAAATTGGCCTGGATTATATTTCGATAATCGGAAATGATTATTGAGACCAACAGATATTTTCTTTATTTTCTTTGGGAGATATCCTCGCACTTGTTCATATAATGTCGCCGCTAATTCGGCATCATTAAATTGAACACGATGATATTTCCTATGTTTGTCGTCAATAAGTTCTACCTGCGATTCATCTAAGAACAGATCCATATAGTTATGACATTCATCCGGTGTCAACAGATTATCTATTTGATATACGAAAGACATAATTATTTATGACTAATAATTAATTTCAATTTCAATTTCAATTTCAATTTCAATTTCAATTTTTATATTCGCATTCGCATTCGCATTCATATTATATCATCGAACCGATTACCTTTCCAGTAAAAGTAATGTACGAGGATTACCGCACTTAGAATATAATATATTGGTATATGTCGGCTATAACGCAAATCTACACTATTCTCAAGAAAATTATATAGAATACCTTGTTCTTTTTTTACATTTCGCAACACACATTCCAGATAGCTAAAGGTACATTTCCTATAATTAAATATCCATTTGAATGTGAAGAAAATAATGATGGCAATATACCATCTATATAATGGTACGTCACAGGCTATCGCCGCAAATCCCACTATGTATAGCAGATAGAATAATGGGATGAAGATATCATTATTCGACATGAT